CATAAGCTCTTGGATGATCAGATTGTTTTGCAACCATTAATAAATTGTCCATAGCATCGTTGCCTTTTTCAATTAACTCACGAATATTTTGACGAGCAAATTCTGCGTCATCGTCTATTTGATTTCTTGGCTCACTAATTACCTCAATAGTATCATAGTTTATTGGGTCAATGTCAAGCACTTCTGATAATTTTTCATTTGTTTTTTTCATAATTTTATGGTACCAATAAAAGTTTAGTGAATCCTGAATTAATTGCAACCGTATTTGAACCGCCATAAGGATTAGCACTAGCGGTTGCTGTCAATGCTGAGGTAGGAACAGTAAAGTTACCAGTGTAAACTGCTAATCCTTTAACAAACCTAAAGTTGGTTATGTCGCCAACAAAAGCAGAATTTGTTGCAAATGTATTTGTATTTCCTATTATTAAAGCAGTAGTATTGTCGGTTATGTTGTTCGTATCAGAAAATGAACTACCTCTTAACGATCCGTTCCTATACACATATGTTGTTCCACTTTGACGAACAACTGCCCAATGATACCAAGTATTTGTTACTGTAGAGCTAGCTGAACTGTACCTAAAACTATCATTTGCCCAATAATAAAAAGTTGATGACTCAATACTAACACCTATTTTTATGTTTGGATAATTTCCAACAGTAAATACTCTTTGAAATTGAGAAGTGTTTGATTGATTACCAAACCATTCTATAGTAAAGTCGCCTGTACCAACAGCCCAGTCATTGCTTCCAGGTGTAGAGATGTAACTATCAACACTACTAGAAAATCTGTAACTGTTGCCTCCACCAACAAAAGGACTTACAGCCTGTATAGTAACAGCTGAACCAACCGTAAGAGTAGGATTACTAAACGGCGGCGAAGCTTCTATAATTCTTCTACGACCAAATTTAAATGTTCCTGAGAATGATGAAAACATTTAGAATCCTGTGAGTTGTCCAAACACAACATATCCAGAGCCGGTGTTTAGAATACTAAATGTTACAACATCTGTTCTATTTGTGCTAGGAGTCGGTATTGTGTTGCCCTGCCAGTTGATTGTCTGGTTAACGCCACCTATTTGTACTGCGTTAGGGTAATAACCGGTTCCGCCTTGCACAACAATTAATGTTACTGATGTGACATATGTACTAGATAAATTAAGGTTAGTAAAATTTGCAGTCCAGTTAGCATCAGGACTTATATGATAGAATATATGTCCAAAAGAACAATCGTGTTCTACTGTGCCTGTAGCATCGGCTTTTGATTGGAACTGTTCGTGTACACCGTCATTTATTTTTAGAACATTTAGTGTTGGGTTAATTGTAAATGCTGTAGTCTGTTCACTACTATCTGGAAATGTTAATCTATTTTGATAAAAACCCCAATTTTTAGACACTGGAGTAGTATCTTCTAATCTGAACACAATACCACTACCATCTTTATCAAACAGTATAGTAGAATTATTACCTGTTACAGCATTTTCAGCAGACAACACCATTTGAGTGTTAGATGTAATGCCAAATTTTGTTAAGGTTAAATAACTTTCTTCAGATCCATTCTCAGTAAACTTGATTGCAGTATTTGTTGAATCAATAAAAACATTTCCAGTTACTCTAGTTGTAACAGTATTTGCAACACCAAATGCTGAGTTTGCATAACTACCACTTGTCACTGCTCTTTGGTCTGCAACATTAGCAAGTAAGTATGCACTATTTGCATAAGAACCAGCAGTTGTAGCTCTTTGATCTGCAATAATTACACCAGAAGATGCACTATTAGCTTCAATATATGCAGAATTAGCATAACTGCCACTTGTTACTGCTCTTTGGTCTGCTTGTGCTGCATTTGTCGTTGCAGTATTTGCTTGGCCATAACCAGCATTGGCATAAACACCAGCAGAGTTTGCAACATGACTTGGTGTATTGGCCTGTAAATATGCTGAATTAGCATAGTCACCAGATGTTACTGCTCTTTGGTCTGCAGTATTAGCAACACCAAATGCTGAGTTGGCATAATTACCTGCTGTTGAAGCTTCTGTCGTGAATGTATTTGCTAAATTAAATACAGCATTAGCATGAAAATAAGAAGAGTTAGCATAACTGCCAGATGTTACTGCTCTTTGATCTGCGGTGTTAGAAATACCAAATGCTGAGTTGGCATAATCACCAGACGTTACTGCTCTTTGATCAGAAGTATTAGCAACACCAAATGCTGAGTTTGCATAGTTACCAGATGTTACTGCTCTTTGGTCAGCAGTATTAGCTGCATCGTAAGCTGCATTAGCGTATAAAGATCCACCAAATGTTAAAGTATTTGCAGTAACACTTGTAATTGTAATTGTACCCGTTCCATTACCAAATGCTTGTATAGAATTATAATTTGCAAGTGATAATTGTGCATTTAAATTTGCTAATAAGTAAGAACTATTTGAATTGTCATATGCTCGGTGAGCAGTTAAATTAGCAGTATTTGCTGTGTTAGAAGAAGCCAAAATAAAATCATTATCAAGACCTATAATTTCACCTAAATTTGTATATGTTGTACCGTCATTTGTAAATTGCCATTTATCTGAAGTTTCATTCCATCTGACTTGAACTGGTAATTCATCACCTCTTAAAATTCTAATACCAGCATTTTGTGTTGGATTTCCTACCGTTCCAAAACTTAAATCTAAAACAGGATCGTTTGTTCTAAGTGTAGAAACTTGTAAAGAAGCCGTGCAACCAGAAACTGTAAGATTTCCATTGATTGTCATATCACCTGTAATTGTACCACCAACACTCACATTTAAAGAATTATTTGCACGAACAAAAGCTGAGTTAGCATAGTTACCAGCACTTAATGCTTTTTGGTCAGCAGTTGCAGCATTTGTTGTTGCTGTATTTGCTTGTGCATAAGCCGATTCGGCAATTGGTATAGATGCTTCAACTGCATCATTTATTTGTTTTAATGTGATCTTTCTTGTACTATCACTTACATCATCAAAAACTGGAATAAAAGTTAATTCTAAGTTTGCACTTGGATCTAATGGTGTTAGTTCTGATATTTTTTTGGTTGCCATCTTAAGCCTCTAGTTTAAATCTTGAATCTTCTGTAATTAATTCAAATCCATCTTCTGTTATTAAAATTATAGCTTGTGGTGTACTTGGATCTGTTGTCTCTTCTGAAAAACCAAACTCATCATCTATTTCAGCTGTAGGTGGATTTGGAGTTGTTTTTGTTTCTAATATTTTGTTATTACTCGTAGATATGTAATTTGTTGGATCTTCAGAAAGGTATATATTAGTATTGGCCTGGCGAATGTATCTACTTGTATTGACTGATGGCCAAATGTAACCTTTAACTGTAAATTCTAAATCCCATGTGATCAATCTTGTTGTCATGAAGTCACCTTCATAATCTGTAGTAGGATTTACTGAATTTAATATAATTGGTAAATCATATTTTTGATTCATTTCAGGTATAAAATCTACAGTCACATTAAAATCTGGTGTAAAAAATGGTAATATCTGTTCTAATATTTGTGTGCCGTCTTCGGTATTTCGTACATAAATTGATAATGAAAAATTAAAATCATATGGTATTGGTGCAAATTGTGTATTTAAACGAGTAGAAGTATTTGCAGTTGCTGGAGCAAAATTTCTCAACGAAGTCATTTGTTTTCTTGAAGCATCATAACTAATGCCGGTCATTTCAAAAGATATTCTTGGCACAACAATTTGAACTGATTTTGTTAAATCTGGATCAGTTGTAATTCTTGTCATGTACTTTTCTTTTGAACCATAAGAAAGAGGTACTTTAAATCTTTCTCTTTCTGTTCGTTGGTCTTTCGTATAACGAACTAATTGTATATCATTAAAAATTGTGCCAAATGCAACAACAATTTTTCTTATTGTTCGGTGATAAAAATGTCTGTTACTTAACATCAAGGTTCTCCGAACGGATTAGATTCTGTAAAGTCTATAATTAAATCAGCTTCTTTTTCTATTACTCTGTTATCTGTAGAATCTTCAAACAAATTACTATCTTCTGGGAAACTATCTGCAGCTTCATCCATTGCCCAAACAGCACCACTTGTTACACCAATTAAATTTCTATTTGGAACAAATAAACCTTTCTTTCTTACAACATCAACATATCTTGCAGGATTCCAAGTGTGAACAATTGCTTGTGCGGTTGAATTTGCTAAATTTGCTCCTTGATATATGATTTCACCAGGTACAAATGTTCCTGTGCCACTTGTTGGAACAGAAAGTCTTGTTCTACGATAAAGTTCAAATGCTTCATCATCTATTTCTTGTTTACCAGTTTCAATAATCTCATCAGAAAATACAAACTGTTTTAGTTTCAGCGCATAAACATAGACATTACCACCACGACCACGACCCAAAGTATAGAACATGGCTTGATCGTTTTCATGTTCTACAAAAGTAATTTCAAAAAAGTTTTTTAGTAGTGGTACATAAATTAAATCACCTTCTCTAGGTCTTGTTGGTGCATTGTTTTCTGTGGCAACAATGTCACCAATTCTTGGCCGATTGAAGTTTGTAGAACCAACAGAATATTTAAATCTACGGCGAGAAACAAGTAATGTAATCTCATCACGAATTTCTAAACCAAACTTAGAAACAAAGTCACCTTCACCATCCATACCTGTTACATTTTCCAGATATACTTCAATTGGATGTGCAGAAACAAATTGTTTGAGAGTATCTTCACCATATAACATATCAATACCATCGGGATCTCTTGTTGTTCTTGGTAAATAATATACATCCATACCATAAATTCCCATAGCTTCAATTACAAGGTCTTCAACAAGAAGTTGTTCTTGTGTTATTTGGTCTTGAGGAAAAGGTTGGAAATAAAAATTTGTAGCCAAGATTAACCCATCATAAAGTCGTTAGGTAATACATTATACGATTGCATCTCTTCTTCAATCTTATCAATCTCTCTTTGAGCTTCTTCCATTATTCTTGGTCCGTCTAATGTGACACCACCTGGCATTTGAATACCAGCAAACTTACTTAAATTAGAACCCCATTGATATTTTATTTTAGCTGTTGCATATTGTTTAAGGAATCTATCGTCCCAAACATCAGATACTCCAGCTTTTGTTGCAGTGACACCAGAAACGTTTGCAGAAAGACTGTTGACAATTTCTATTTCTGTTGGTGAATTAATTTTTCTTATTTGTATTTCTTGACCGTTAGACAAAGTAATAAAATCATTTTCTATTACTTCTTGGTCAAATACTGTTGATGTACCAATTAATGTATTTGAACTTGTGTTGCCTGTAATTGTACCTGTCAAAGTAATTGTGTCTGGATCTAATTTTCTA